CCGTAGACTGGCGGTTGCGAGAGAAGTAAAAGAGAAAGCACGCAAGGAGATGGCGAAGAATGAATGACCCTGTAAATCATCCGAGTCACTATGCTGACAAGGATATCGAGGTTATCGACTATATCTTTGATACCCTGACGCCTGAAGAGGCGACCGGCTATTGTATCGGCAATGTTATGAAGTATGTCTCCCGGTGGCGCCATAAGGGTGGTCCCGAAGATCTTGAGAAGGCACAGAAATATCTCGAATGGGCAATCGAGAGAGCGAAAGCGGAGTGCCGCGAAAAGAATGGTGCTACAGCCGAAAGTCTTGGTATCGAATGGACCGAAAACCGTGGCGATATTGAGGTGAACAGCCTGTGATCACAGTTTATTCAACAGAAAATTGCCCAATGTGCAACATGCTGAAAGCGAAGCTCAATGCTTCTAAGATTGATTACACAGTATGTACCGATATGGATACAATGACAAAGCTTGGCATTAGGAGTGTTCCGCAAATGGATGTCGATGGTAAGCTCATGAACCTCCCTACAGCTATGCAGTATATTAAATCTGTGGGGAGTGGTAATTAATGGTTGCAAACAAGTATGCATTGCATAGAAAAGATATCAATTTTGTAAACAAGTTTGTTGCTGCTCAGAATACTGCAACAGGCAGCGAGGTTGATTCGAACTCTAATGTCTCCGGTAAGAACATTGCTACAATGGCTCCCGAAGTGCACAAGAAAGAGAACATCAAGATCAACCGCCTGATGATGCATGACAAGCTGACAGAAATGTATGATGAAGAGATTGCCGATAAGTATATCGAGCAGCTTGAGAAACATGAGATCTACACGCACGATGAAAGTACGTTCCCGTTTGCCGGTGTTCCGTACTGTGCTTCGATCACGCTCTATCCTTATCTCTTTGATGGCATGACGAAGCTGTCTGGCACAACGATTGCACCGAAGAACCTCGACTCTTTCTGCGGTGGTTTCATTAACCTCGTCTTCGCTGTTGCTGCTCAGCTTAAAGGAGCTGTCGCAACTCCTGAATTCCTGGCTTACATGGACTACTTCATGCGCTTGCAGTATGGCAATGACTACTATCTGCATGCTGATCGGGTTGTTGACATGTCTAACAGACAGGCAACCATTGATACAGTAATCACAGACCACTTTCAGCAGGTGGTGTACAGTATTAATCAGCCCGCTGCCGCTCGTGGTTCCCAGAGTGTGTTCTGGAATATTGCCTATTTCGACAAATATTACTTTAATGCGCTCTTCGAAGATTTTGTCTTCCCTGATGGCACACCAATGCAGTGGGAGTCCGTCAGCTGGTTGCAGAAGAGGTTTATGAAGTGGTTCAACAAAGAACGACTGAAAGAAATCCTCACTTTCCCTGTGGAAACGCTTTCTCTCCTTAATGATGGCAAGGATTTCATGGACAAAGAGTGGGCTGACTTTGCTGCCGAGATGTATGCGGAAGGCCACAGCTTCTTCACTTATACGAGTGACAGCGTGGACAGCCTCGCATCATGTTGTCGTCTTCGCAACGGCATCACAGAGAACCAGTTCTCCTATACGCTTGGTGCTGGCGGTATTTCTACTGGCAGTAAGTGCGTGATTACGATGAACCTGAATCGTCTTGTTCAGAACAGAATGTGTGAACTTATGAACTGCAAACCGGGCGAAGAAGATATCGGAGAGATCAGAAGCAAGAGCAACTTCGAGCAGAACCTTAAAGATATTTCTTATGCTGTGAGTGAGCAGACAAGACTCATTCACATGTATCTTTCAGCATACAATGAGATCCTCTTGGATATGACTCGTAAGCATATGATCTCTATTTATGATGCTGGTTTTATCAGCCCCGAGAAAGAGTACCTTACCGTTGGCATCAATGGTGCTGTCGAAGGTGCTGAGTATCTTGGCATTGAGATCAGCAACAATGATAAGTACAAGGCTTACATTAACGCCATACTCAAGCCTATCTATCTCATGAATAAGCTGCATAAGACTGAAACAGAAATGTTTAATACCGAATTCGTGCCCGCGGAAAATCTGGGCGTAAAGAATGCCAAATGGGACAAGGAAGATGGCTATCAAGTGCCTCGTCCTTGCTATAACTCCTACTTCTACGTCGTTGAAGATGAGAAGACGAACCCCATTGACAAGTTCCAGATGCATGGCAAAGAATTCACACAGTATCTTGATGGTGGTTCTGCTCTTCACTGCAACCTTGATGAGCATCTGAGCAAGGAGCAGTACAAATTCCTGCTCAGGTACGCTATTGTCACTGGCTGTAATTACTTTACATTCAATATACCGAACACAATCTGCAATGAGTGTGGGCATATCTCCAAGCACAGACTTGAGAAGTGTCCTAAGTGCGGCTCCGACAACCTTGACTACGCAACACGAGTGATCGGCTATCTGACTCGCGTGTCGAAGTGGTCCGCAGATCGTCAGGCAGAGCACGCAAGGCGTTTCTACGCTCCTTCAAATTGTGTTTAACGACATTTCGAGGAGAAAACAATGCACACAAAAAGATACATAAGATATATATGGGATCTGATTGATACCGATAATATTTACTGCAGCCCAGTTGAATTACAATGGGATCAATTCTTGAGATGTTGCAAAGCAAATTATGCAAAAGTAAGGAATTATTACGAAGATAAAGATGGCAACCATTATTATCGTTATATCTTTACTATTAATGATATTGATGGTCGTGTTCGTGGTCCATTAAATCTTGAAGTTGTTACAGAGGAAACGGCAGAACAGCTTACAAGAATAACACAAACATCAGGTTGTGAACCGATTTCATCTCCAACACTATTTGTCTCAACCATTCCAAATGGCGTGATGATTGATGATATCATTGAAGATATTTCCTCTAGAGCGTATATCCCTATAGCAACTGATCTTACTTATAGTAATAAAGTTTTTAAGTTTTATGAGTTTAATTTCGAGTCTATTGACGGAGATCATTTTGGTGCAATTCCTGGGATAAATAAAGATGGAAAATTTGAACTATTTGGTGATGCACTTTCATATCTACACGACATGGATAGAGCAGCCACAAGAAATGCTTACTGCGATGCACGTAATGTTGGCATAATTGAATGTTCTCATATTGAATAATAAAATGAGGGTTATAACAAATGCTTTATTGTGCCGGATATACAGTTTCTTTTCAGGAAGTACCAGACGAAGTAAGTCTGGTACTTCTTATTTCTGAGTGTACACATAATTGCCCTGGCTGTCATTCACCTGAGCTTCATGCGAGCATTGGTGAGATACTCAACGAGGGCTACATTGATGATCTGCTTCGGCAATATGACGCTGCGGTCACATGTGTGTGCTTTATGGGCGAAGGCAGGAATCTTCCAGAGGTCTGCCGTCTCGCAAGATATGTGCACACGATGCATGGTCTGAAGACCGCGCTTTACACTGGTCTTGATGATGAAGAATGCGTCAGATGGTATGAAGATATCAGGGGCAGCATTGACTATCTGAAGACCGGACCATACGTCGCCGCAGCTGGTGGTCTTGATTCGCCAACAACGAACCAGAGAATGTACAAACTGTACACTACTGGTGAGAGTTTTGAAATGAAAGACATCACTCATCGGTTTTGGAGGATGAATGATCCATGATTAAAACATGCCCGTTTTGTGGTCAAAATCCTACACTACAGCTGTATGATCTTGGTCGCAGCTGGCCCGGTGAGCGTGAGTTCATCATTCAGTGTGAGACAAAAGGTTGTGTGCAGCCTTCGGCAAGGACAAACACGCTCAGATATAACACAGAAGCCTTGGCTCGGGCTAAATGCATTGAGATGTGGAACCATCGAGCCAAGCAGGAATGAGGTGTTGCTATGCACGTAGTAGTTGTGTATGCAAATAAGGAAGATAAGATCGAATTAACCAAAAAAGAGCTGGAAAAGATGCTCGATGATGCTTATAAAGCAGGCAAAGATGATGCTGTGACGCATTACTCATACCCGGTGACGATCACGACACCTTCGAACCCGTTGGGCAGCATTTATTATACGACTGAAAAAGTCGTTGACCCGTATACACGGATCACATGCACTGCGAACAACTCGGAGGTACAGTCATGATCATATTCGCTGAACGAGATGGCAATGATGTAACATTATACTACGGCAATGAAATGCCGGACCATCCAAGCTGGCACAGAGTGCCATTTGACAGGCATGCAGTGCCACCGAGTGACAAGTATGTCACATCACGTTGCACAATGACATTCGACCCATCATATCAGGTCTTCACGCCAGCAGACTGGAACATGAACATTGATTCACCGTTTAGTCTTGCCGATATCATCCGCCTTAATCTGCCGATTGTCGTTGTTGCACCAAAGGCAAAGCTTGCAAAAAAAATATCAAGGGACGACCTTTA